AAGACTGCTGCACGTAGTGTTGCTTGCCATGAAGTTCAATTATTACATTAAACTCATCTATATACCAATCTACAGCATCAAAGTTATTTGGGTAACTAGGTACTAAAGAAGATACAGGTACTTCTTGAAAACATTGAAATTGTTTAAAGAATTGATCTGTTGCAAAAATCTCTCTAACTTTATTATGAAAATTAGAAGCTGTTTCAATTATATTAAACTGATTTTTCCATTTAGATCTTTTATCTTGCAACTACAATTTCCTTACCTGCAACTTCAGATGTTAAACCTTTTGCAGTTGCAAAATAAACTAGATCTTTCCATAAAGATTCATCTTCTATTTGGACAAATCTACCTGTAGCAGTTATTTGCTCTATGTATATTTTAGGCTCTAAGTTATCAATGCTAGGTTGTCTAAGAAGGACAACGTATTCAGAGAGGCCTCTCATTATAGTAGCTAAATGAGTCCAAGGACCTCCTTTAAATGTATCTTGAGGGAGATCTATTCTAGTTGAAGATGCAATTTTAAAATCACCGTAATTCATTAAAACACTCTTTTCTTTTTGTACATTTAGTAAAAGTACAAATAGGTTTTGCAATATTTAGTTGAGATAAAAATTCTAAATTTTTTCTATTAATAAATTCAGGTAAATCCAAATTTATTTCGTTGTATTTAAAAGACCTTATAGAAAGCTTTCTATCTTGATGCTTCAAATACATTTTAGCTTTTGTATTTGAAATTACATGTATATTTACTTCAGAAAACTTTTTCTTATTAATAGGAGACCTTGCAAAGGCTTTTAAGTACATTGCTCTTAAAGCTATAGTAAAATCATTTACAAGGTGAGAGTCTACATAAGGATAAAAGCAAATAGCATGTAATTGTTTCTTCCTATCTTTAGGCTTTAAAATAGCATCTACAGTAAGCTCTATTCTTATATCGTTTATATCTACAATAGGTTTTGTAGGTCCTAAAACTATGTCATAATCTTTTAAAGAAAATTTATTAATAAAATTATGTATAAAAGTATAAGCGTAAGTTCTAAGAGAAACTACATGCGCTTCTGGAAGAGTTGCATTACCATAAAACTTTGTAAAAGACTTATTAACACAAAGGTTTATTGTATTATCTAAGTTGCGAACCTGAGTCTTTAAAAGTTTCAAAATAAAAAGATCAAAAGCATAACGTAAAAACTTTTGACTTCTATCAAAGTTATTTGCAGAACCACCTAAATGATATAGTTTTGAGCAAAATAGAATAGTTTTAACTTCTGACTCAGAATATATTTTATAATCTTCACCAAGCAACAAAGTCTACTCCTAGCATATAAAAAGGTAAGTCTTCAAAATCATAACCTGCACCAGCAGATATACCTAAATTTAATTTACGACCTAGTATAACCGGCCTATAGATTAATTTTAATGAGGGGTAAATAGCAGATGGATAAGTATAATTAAGAGATAAATTTAAGTCTAAGTTAGAATAATTGTAGAAATTGTAACCTAAGTTAAAAGCCTCTAAGTGTCTAGAGCTATAACCTACACCTAAAGTTAAAAAAGCTTCTTCAGGTTTTGAATCTGAAGAATCATCTATAAATTTAAAATCAGAAGATAATAATTTTGCAGAAGCTATTGTTTTAGCAGATTTAGAGTCTACTTCTCTCAGAGTTAAAGAAGATACTTTAAGTAGCCCATTCTTTTGTTTATGAACTTCTCCATAAATTGTAAAGGTTTGATTTAAAGTAATTTCTTCTCCACCTTTTTTCAAACAGTTAGGAGTTTTAAAAGTAATTCTATTTGAAGGGTCAGTATAAAGATAACTGATTACAGTCTGCTTATCACATCTACCTTCTTTTGTAATTATCTTAACTTGTTGAGTAGAATTAGAAGAAGTTTTTATTTTTTGTTTTAAAGAATAAATTCTTCTTTGATATTGAATTAATTTTAAATCATTATCAGAAACAAATTTTTGATAATCAGCATTTAAATCAGTATATCTTTCTCTAAACTCAGAAGCTTCTTCTTCAAAAAGCTTAACGGAAGACTCAAGTTTACTTTTTGCAATATTAAATTCTTCTTTCTGCTTTAAAAGTTGTTGTTCTTTTTCAGAAAGAAAACCTTCTAATTGCCTGTTTTTAGTTTTAACTAGCTGCATTTCAGTATAAGCACTATAGGCTTGATAGCTAGAATACAGAAGTGTAAACAAAGAACTAATAATTAATATTACTGTTTTAGTCTTTAAATAATCCTGTAGACTGTTCATTGCTTTTATTTCCTTGAGTAAGCATATTTTCTATATGCTTAGAAATGTATATCGGTTTCATATTGTAGTCTAGATGTTTACTCAAGAATTCTCTTTTTGACATCATTCTGTAATCAGAAGGACTACCATCAATTGAAACTGTAATAACATTTCTTTGAACTAAAGTCTTTTTAATTCTATCAACAGTGTTTCCTATAAAAGATCCACCGGCTTCTAAATAGTAAAAAGTTTTATTAGAAGGCACGTAAATGCCCATAGTATCTCTATCCATATTTATTATCCTTGATAATCTGTAGCTTTTGAATAAATAACTTCTTTGCCATTTGACATAATATAACCTGCTTCTTTCAAATCTTTATACTCTTCAGCTTCTTCCAAAGCTGTGTTTGGATTTACAGGCTTTAAAGAAACACTAGAAGGATTAAGATCTAGAATCAACTTATCTTTAAATCCACTAATCTTATTCTTTGTAAAGTGAAGAAGTAAGCGAGGCATAATAGTGCCAGACTCATCAGTCCAAAATATTTCTGCGTGTTCTTTGCGGTCATGCATGTCATTGTATACGTGCCAAATAACATTTGGACGATACATCAATGCACGTGCATCTGCTAAATCGTCATCAACAGGTAGTCTTAACTTGCTATGGTCCATAGGCATATTCTTGCGATACTCTGCAGTTGCAATCATACAAGCATGATACTTAACAGTAAGGTTCTTTTGTTGATTAGAAATCATTGTCATTCTAGAAGATTGTTCCAAATTCATAAAATCTAAATAGTTGTGAGTGTTGTCACAAACCATCATAATTTTACGATGAGGATATCTTTGACGATAGTATTTTAGATTACGCTCCAAAGTAGAAAGAGTAGCGCCATCTTCAGAGTCAATAATAACCATTCTTTCTTGCTCTAAAAGTTCAAGAAAGATCTTGTTAGCTAACTCATAAGACTGATGATATTCTTCTGGCTGTCCTCTTAAATTAACTGTAGGCTGAACAACCATACCAATACTAAGATTAGGTAGATGATCGTAAGCCATAACAGAAATGTTAGTTTTAATACGAGGTTCAATTTGCTCATAAGAGTCGTCTGTACTGTGAATAATAACAACAGCATTTTCATCTGACAATGCAATGTCGGTTGCAATCATTAAGCAAGTAGCAGTTTTACCTGAATTTGCACGACCACCTACGTACATCAAAGCACCAGAAGCCCAAGACATACCACCATTCATATTGTCTGCAAAATCTTTAAAATATTCCATCTTAAAACAAGTAGCAGATTCGTCAGTAGACGCATTTGCTCTTAAGTCTTGAATCATATTGAAACGATTAAGCTGATAGTTGATACCGATACTATCTGTCTTATATTCTTTCTCAATGACTTCTAATGATTGCTCATGAGTAGCCATGTGAGTTCTAATATTATCTGGGTCTTGATCTACATTTTTTAAGTAAGCTTCTGCAGTTGCTTTAATCTTATCTATTTTTTCAGAAAACTTATTATTAATAATATTATTAACATCAGCAGTAATTGAAGTAGTAGATATAGTAGTGCATTGAGCTAGATACTTAATAAGCATCTCTCTCTTAATGTTTGAGGGCTCTGCAGCAATTACAGGAATCATCTTGCTACAGATAGTATCTGGAGTATCTGATTCACTAAAGCTATTTAGTTGCCATTCAAAAGCAGAAATCTTTTCTAAATCTAAGAATACATTAGGGTCTGTAACTTCTTTTAAGTATTCATCAGTATCTTTAATAGTAG